AAGGAAGATATAATTGAAATGGGACGTGATGTAGATAAAGAAAGAATTGACATTATGCTTGAAAATAATTTTTACGGGTTAACTGATAAACAGCTTGAAGCATGGATAGCTAAAGCTAGAGCTAAAGCTAAAGCCGAAACTAAACCTAAAACTAAAACTAAAGCAGCTAATTAAATCATTTGCCTCAACTTATTTTTTTTATTTGGTCCAATCATTAAAACATAATATTATGTTTTTAAATAGTTTTTTAAATAATATTTAGCAATATAATATTATGTATTATTATATAAATGAGGCAAACGCGAAGAGCAAGACATAACAGAAGACATGGCGGAGTAAAAAACGCAACATTAAAAGCAGAACAAAAGGCATTAAAAGAAGCACTAAAATCACAAAAAAGGGCAGAAGCTCAAATTCTAAAAGATGTAAGAGCATTTAAAAAAGAAGAAAAAGCCAGAATTAAGGAAGAAAAAGCCCGCCTTAAGGCTTTAAAAAAGACAAAAAAAGCACAAAAAGCGCAACCTAAAGTAGAGACATCTGCTGATATTGCAAAAGTTGAAAAATTAGCGCTGGAACTATATAAAAAAAGTTCAGCAATGAAAGCCAAAGCAAAGGCAGATTTAATTCAAATGGCACGTAATACTGATAAAGAAAGTATTGACATTATGCTTGAAGATAATTTTTATTGGTTAATTAGGAAAGAACATGATCAAGTATGGCTAAATAAAGCTAGAGCTAAGCTAAATAAATAAATAACTATAGTGCTATTTTTCTAAAATTATGCAATAATTTTTCTCTAAATAGCGTTTTACATAATATTTGTCATCATCGCTTAAATCATAATAGTTTTCATTAAATTTAAAGCAAACAACATATTTCTCTCTATTAACATCATATACTAGTTTAGACGCATTATGTTTTACTACTTTTGTGCATAATTCACAAATATATTTTTCATAATACTCGGTATTATGACTGGTAGCATAATACATGTTATAGCAAAATCTTCTATAATAGTTTATTAAATACTATTTATATGATTTTATATAAATAGTATAAAGCACTACAAACATTTAATAGCGCCATGGAGGGCGTTTTCTTGTGCTAGTTCTTTTTGATGAAACAGACTGCGCTAAATTTGACGCGATTTTGCTTACCATATTATTTGTTATGGCTTTAATTGGTGATTTGTTTTTAATTGAACTAGCTTTTTTTTTATGGCATTTATTATCTCTGCATTTTCTTGTACCAACTTTGCATCTTTTTATTGCATTTTTTCTTACCCATGATGATTTTCTATAGCACTTTTTATTTGATGAACAACGGTGTCTTGTAGTTTTGCATTTAGTATACATTGTTATATATTATAACAATATAAAAAATAAATTATAAATTATATATATTATTAAAATTAAAATTTAAATTAAAATTAAAATTAAAATTTAAATTTGCTAAATATGTGTTATTCCTAAAAATTTGCTAAATAATGTTAAATTTTTCATTATAGTTTAATTTAACATTATTTATACCTTTTATCATTTAAAACGCTCTTTTTTTCTGTAAAGAAAAAATAATATTAACAGTGCCACATTTATTATCATGCTAACAGTGCCTGCTACAATTAGCGAAATATCAATTATAAAAAACCCATGCAGCAACCAAAGCAAATTAGTTAGTAAAATGAGTGATAAAGAATGTAATGATAAATCTTTTACACTTTTTGTGTTATATGTTTTGTATAGTTGGGGAAATAATTGAATTGAATTTACAATTGGTGCTAATGTTGCTACAATAAATGGTATCATTATATATTTATTCTACAAAATAAACTGCGTTTGAAATTTGAAATGAGAAAAGGTTAAATTTTTCCTATATTTAAATTAAATATTAATTAATAATTTTAATATAAATATTAAGCTATTCTTAACATTAAAACATGTCATTGTATATAGATACACAAAGTGACGTATTATTAAATAAACTATTACAATTTTATAGTGAAAATACAAATTTTGATAAAATGATTAATATTATAAACGGATCATCACCTATATCTTTAAGAATAGTGGATTGGTTTGTTACAAATTACTCAAAAAAGAATTATGTTGTATACATGATAAATAAGGACAATAAAATGGAAAAAGTAAATGTTTATAATGATTATAAGCTTAAACTAAAAGCATATAGCAAAAAGAAATTTGATCCATTTTGTAGATGGGACAGGATTAATGTCCCCTATAAAGATGACAAATTCATTCAAACAACATTAGGGCAACTTAATTTTTTTAAATGGACTATAGAAAATCAAATATTAGAATATATTGAAACAAATTATAAAATAATTGAAAATGACATGAACTTAAGAAATTGTTGCTCTAAAGTAAAGAATAGTTCTATTAATTCTACAACGTCTATATCGTCTGATGAAAGTAGTAGTTCGTATTCATCTAGCACATCGACTAACAATAAAACGCGTAAAAAACGCGAAGAATTATCGTCTAACGCATCGCGGTCAATAAATAAAGAATTTATTGTTACAACAGTTGAGTTTAAATAATATAAAATATAAAATATAAAATATAAAATATAAAATTTTATTACGTTATAATAACTAAATTACAGTGTATTATATTATATTATGGGTAATATAAGCAGCATAAATAAAGTAAATTATGCATACGTACAAAAATGTATTCATAGTAATAGCGAATTAATAATACTAATTAATACACTCAATTATGATAAGCAAGAATGTTTAATTAAAAATAGTATTGTTGCGTCCAGCGAAGAAGATATAATAAATAAATATTTGAAAACTAATAAATCTATAAAAATAGTAATATATGGAGAGAATTGTAGCGATAATAAAGTAATTCACAAATATAACCAACTATATAATTTGGGATTTGTAAACATATACGTATATTTAGGAGGAATTTTTGAATGGTTGTTATTACAAGATATTTATGGAGATGAAGAGTTTCCAACCACTTCTAAAATAATAGATATATTAAAATATGGAAAACTTGCCAAAGTTATTTAGCAATTAATAACTTTAATAATTAATAATTTTAATAACTTTAATAATTAATAATTTTAGCAAATTAATAACTTTAGCAATTAATTAAATTTATAAAATATAATATATTTTATATATATATAAAATGCTAGACAAATTATTAGGATCAATGCAAGGCGGTTCAGACACAGTGGAACCATATAATGGAGCTGAAACAGGAAGTGCATTAGCAGGCGGAAGAAGACGTCGCAGAACAACAAGAAAAGGAAGAAAAGGGAGAAAAGCAAGAAAAGGATCAACCAAAAGAAGAAGATCAAGAAAACAGAGACTTTATGGTGGTAACTCGCAGCAGCAGCAAGAACAGCAAGAACAGCAAGAACAGCAAGAAGAACAAGAACAGCAGCAAGAAGAAGAAGAAGATGAACATGATGCGTCAGGCGGAGCAAGAAGAAGAAAGGGTCGTCGTGGAAAAAAAACAAGAGGCAAAGTGAGTGCTTGGATTACTCATGTATTAAAATTCGCCAAGGATAATAAAATGAAATATTTCCAAGCTTTAAAGGATAAAAGATGCCGTGCCACATATAAATCTCATAAATAGAAATCCTATAAATAGAAAAATGTAAATATTATTACAATTAATATAATAATAATTATTAACAATTATTATTATTTTATTATTATTTTATTATTTTATTATTATTTTATTATTATTTTATTATTATTTTATTATTTTATTATTATTTTATTATTATTTTATTATTTTATTATTATTTTATTATTATTTTATTATTATTTTTTAACTAGCTTATTATAGGTTTAGAGAGATTATGCTCATTTAAGCAACTTATAAATTTTCTGCGTCCTATTATTTTTATATTTAATATGCATACATTTAGTATATAATATATATTCTTGCAATAATGAATTTTTTATTGCTTTTGTCCTCTCTTTAAGTGCTTTCATTTTATCTTTTGCGTCAGCCTTGTTTTGTTTATAATTGTTTATTTTCTCTTCCATGGACTTAATATTTTTCAAAATAGCGTCCAATTCTTCAGTTATGTGTTGAGGGATTTCTTTATTTTTAAATGGGGTCTTTTTAGATTTATAACCCGTTTTTTCCTCCTTTATTTTTGCTCTTAACGAGACTATAAGCGCTTCTATGTCCTTTTCAATAGCGTTTAAATTAGAATTTAAATACACAGCATCTCTCAAATCTTCGTTTTCAACATGCGTCATCAATATTGGAACATTTATCATTATTGGTTGTGCAAATTGCGTAGGATCTTTCTCTCTATTTAAATAACTAATATATCCAGATAGTTTATTTGCCAACACTTTTAATCCGGTTTCACTTAATATGTTTTGAGACGTCATATATTGCTTCTTAAATTCTTCCTTATTTGTACTAATCTTTTCACTTTCATGCGTCATAAATAAATTTGTTAAAGCAAACAATTCTAACGGACTATTTGTAAAAGGTGTTGCCGTCATAATCATTAGCTTACACGAGTTAGCCCCAGAAACCTTATAACTATTACTTATTAAATTTTCCATAATTTCCATATTTGGTCGTTCACTAGCCTTTAAATCGCCGCCATACAACTTATGAGCTTCATCAATAATAATAAGTGTTTTGTGTAATATGTCGCGCGATCCGTTTCTCTCCAATAATATATCATAAATCGCATTTTTTCCGGCTAATAAATTACTAAATTGCTTATATGACATAGGGTCTAGCCAACTCTTAGATAAAAGTCTTTTTCGCTCGGGCAAGTTTTCGGGAAGTACAAGACCCTTATTTATTTCATCAAGTAATATTACATGACATATTTGATCAAATATATTTTTCCATACGTCTCCCTTTAATGTTGTGCGTGTAACCCATAATATTGAATAACCTTCTTTCTCAAAGCTAGATGAGGCTGTAGCAACACCTGTGCATGTTTTACCTGTTCCAACAGAATGCCAAAGGAGAATTCCTTTATATGGTGACGCAGGAGTGAAATAATCCGCTATAAATGTTTGAGTGGGATTTAATGTAATACTATTTGCTTTATTTGTGTTAGGTGCATTGTTTACATCATCTTTAGGGCTAGAAACACATTTATTTACAACTTCAATAGGATCCCATATAAATTCTTTTGAATTATAATTTGATCTTATATAATCTCTCATTTTTATAAAACTCATTTTAGTAAAATTCTTATTTCTAGATAGTGTAGGAGAAACTATTAGTGATCTAGATCTAGTTCTTGATTTCATGTTTGATCTTGATTTAGATCTTGATTTAGATCTTGATCTATTTCCTTTATATAAAATTAACGGATACTTGACGGGCGCAGCATCATCTTCATTATTAATTACCAATTCTAAAGCAAGCAAGTCCTTTTTAATCTCGTCTAAATTATTATGTTTTTCTATAATATGCGGTATTCTAATATAACGCTGTGACCATTCCAAGTTAACATGCTTACAAAATTTATTATCCAAATCTTTCATATAATTACACAAAAATTGGCGGACATTTGCTTTTGCATTTGCCAATAATTGCCCCGGGTGATTGTATTTTTTATACACATATTTCATAAAATCAATACTTACAGGAATGTCATTTGTGCTTTTCTTACCGCATTTACCCATACATTTTATATTGTCAATTTTGAAAAACTTGGAATTATCGCTTTGACGCTTAAAGTTAGTAGTGGCATAAGTAGTATTAGCATTAACAGTATTACCATTAGTATTAGCATTAACAGTATTAGCATTAGCACCACCCATCAAATAAAAATCTTTTTCCATAAATGCTCTATTTAAATCATTTACTTTATGTATATTCTTGGTTAAGTCATAATCAACCGCCAACAATGGTGCTAATTCATATAATTGTTTAGATAATTGTATCATAGCACTGTCAAACTCGCTATAATTCATAGTGCTGTCGTTATATTTTTCCACATTTTTAAATAATAATACTTCTTCGTTTTTATCATAACTTTCATAATTATTTTCCATTAATGACCTATTAGCATACATAGTTTCACTTGTTATTTCGGGAATAGTTAAATAATAATTATAAACATAGAGAGGCCAGCCTATATTTTCTTGAAATTCTAATCCTTTTTGACCGCATGTCCGCGTTGCGCGCCCTATTGTTTGTTTAAGGTCTGCTATTGTTATAGATGGCTCAAAAATATGAACATATTTTACATCAAAAAGGTCAATGCCTTCTTTAAATCCGCTATCTAAAATAATTAGGCGAACGTTTTTTCCGTGTATATTAGCGGGACGCTCATTAAACAATTTTAATACTTCTTTCTTGATCTTTTCATTGAAAGTAGTGCCATACACACTATTAGAGCTCAATAATGCGAAATTTTTATAATTCGAGTTTTCGACATCTAAATATAGTTTTGCATTTATTTGATTAGACACCTTTTTTGATTTAAGTATATTATTATAACCATTTGCCTGAAAAGCTGATGCAATTATTTTAGCCCCATAGCCTCCTTCTTTTACGTCGGAAAATATGAAATGCTTGAATTTACGCCCATGATATTTTACATCTTGACTGTCTAGCTCTCTAATATTATTTAATAATTGAACCATTTTTGGAGACGCTTCAACTAACTCATTGTTTAATTTCTTGGGATCATAAGCCGCTTTGTCAAACTTATGATAATTCAAAATTTTACTAAAATTGGCTGTTTTACGCATACAAGTAAAAATTTTTGAACGCTTTTTTCTAGTGTTTTTTGGTTTATTATCATTCTTTTTATCATTCTTTTTATCATTCTTTTTATCATTCTTTTTATCATTCTTTACTGATTTTTCTTTATTGGCCTTTTTTGCAGTGCATGTAGCATTATTTTTATAGCACTCTAATATTTGAATAAATTCATCCCGATCTATAACACCTCCTTTATCGGGATGATTTTTCTTTAACCAATCTCTTACTAATGATTTGTCATTTAAACCATATTTACACATAATTTTTTCACATGACATAATATTATTTTATTATATTATAACAATATTTTAAAATAATATAAAAATAAGATTTAAGATTGCTAAAAAAGCTTTATTTTATAATACTATAAAATTATAATTTATAATTTATAATCCCAAAAATGTGCGCCCTATTTTGCTTGTAACAAACATGCCACACCCAGACCCTATTTGCAGATAAAATATATTTGTATTCTTAGTGCAACAAACTAAATAACCAGACAATATTATAAAAGCAAAGAAAAAGAACCAAAAAAGACGCGTATAAAAATCCATATATATTATTGCATATAATATATAATATATAATATATAATATATAATATAAAAAGGATTTAAACACTTAAACACAATTTTAATATACGTCAAATTAATTCAGCAATAGCACCAAACACAAATTTATATTCTTCTTTAATCTTTGTATAATGGTCCAAACCAGCTATTATGCGCCAAACTAGCTTATATTTGTGTTCTAACAATTGCGCACACTTTTTTTGATATGCTAAATTATAGATTATGTCTTTTGATCCACTATAAAAAAATAATGGTGTTGCTCTATTTTTTCTCAATTTAATATATTTATACATATATAGCGATTTAATGCAAAATAGTCCTCCTAGTGGACTAGGTAATTTATTTAATATATTAAATAATAATGTTCCACCTTGAGAGACGCCTATTATAAATATGCTTTTATAAGTCTTTAAAATTGTGGCCTCATTATTGATAATAGCAACCATTCTACGCGTTTGCTCATTAAAATCACTGAGACTTATTTTGTCGACCTTATTTAAATTGTTATAACAACTATAATAATTATACCATGATGCAATGTTATATTGCTTATTATGTGGATAATCAATAGTCATTAATGGCGATTGTGGTAATATAAATTTGCAATGCTTAATTATATTATTAAAATTAGCACTGCAATAGTCTATATAATCATTAAAATAAGACGCATCTGAATACATGGGATGCAACATTAATACACTATATTTATGTGGTCCTTTATGACTAATTATTTTACAATTATCATACATACTATAAAAATATATTATATTTATGCGTTAATGCTAATTATTATACATAATTACGCAACCAATCTTCGGCTAAGAATTTGGCATCATCACTATAATAAAATTTAATTAGGTTACGTAATCTCTCTGTTGGTTCGCTATTTAAACGTTCATCTGATAAATCTTGATCTCGTGTAGTAATTTTTTCCCAACTGTCTCTAAACTTCTGTAAATTCTTTATTAACTCTTCCCGTGTCATAGAACTTATTGGTTTGGTTAGTGGTTCATACATTCCTCGATAATTAGTAATTGGTTTACTAATTCTGGCGTTTATGAGTTGTGTTGCTTTTTTTTGTTGACCTTTATCTAATAAATTATAAATTAATTCTAAATCAGCGCTTTCAATTGTTGAGTGGCGCAAACTAAATAACTTTTGAGCCATAGCTTCTTTTGAACCATTAAATGATGCATTATATTTTTTAAGTAGTTGTCTTAATTTATCTACTGAAATGTCATTTTTTTTGCTTTTTTTAATTGTATATTTTTTTGTTTTATTGCTTGCTTTGCTTGTTTTGCTTGCTTTGCTTGTTTTTTTTGTTTTCTGTAATTTATTTTCATTTACTTTAGACCACCGCTTACTATTTTTTGTTTGTATTATTATCCAATTATTACCATCATTACCGCGTTTTATCGTTCCAACAGGAAATGTAGTCGCGCTTTCAGATGGTCCTTGTCTTGTCATTCTTATTCTTATATTCTTATATAAGAATAAGTATAAAAAAAATAATTAAACAAAACACTTTATATTTACTTCGTTTTTATATTTACTTCATATTTACTTCATCTATAATGTAAATATAAAATCATACATTTTTCTTGTTAGTTCATCATAATAGCTATTGTCAATAAATTGGCTTGTATTTGTTTCTTCATTTCCATTAATGACCAATACTAACCCTTCTTCAATAGCTGTAGGATTGTTTAACCATACATCATGATAATGATGACAATCTTTTAAATATTCAATTGGTATAGTTTCTCCCATACGACCCCGTTGTTGCACACGTAAATCGCAAATCTCTGGACTTGTTCTAATATAAACTATTTTTAAATCTTGAAAAATAGTTTGAAACTCTTTAAACATGTTCAAATAAATTATATATTCAATGAGGGTCATTTTTTTAGCCTCATATAGACTTTTTGCAAATACAAATTTGTCTGTATAAACGGAGCGCTCACTAATAATAACATCGTAATTTTCTTTTAGCGCTTCCTTCAGTAAAGATAGTCGACTAGTGTAGGCCATTACTTGAAACGCAAAACTATAGCGCTCATTATTTTCATAAAAATGAGTAATAATACTTTTTCCATTAGCATCTCCAATTGCTTCCCAGCTTGAAACCGGCTCTTTTAGAAAACAGATTTTGCAATTATTGCCTTTTAAAGCGCAAAAATTAGCAAAGTTTTTTTCTAAATAACGCATAATGCTCGATTTTCCGGATCCAATATTACCATCAATCGATACAATAAGTGGTGGCATTATTTGGCAAATATAATTAAAACTTATAATATGTTTGCAAATCAATTTTAATGTTCTTAATTTCTTAATTTCTTTAGTTCTTTTTTATTAATTTCTTAATTTCTTAAGTTCTTAATTTCTTACTTTCTTTTTTCGTGTTCTTTTTAGATTGGATCCACCACTACGTGGTTGACTTCCATTTCTTCTTTGCAGCATATTATTGTGGTAAAGAGCAAGCCCTGGATTAGGAGTAGCTCTACTTGTCGACCTACTCCATTGACTATTACTATGTGGATCTAAAACTTCACTTTTAGGTTTGGCAGGTCTAGCACGCCCAGGAGGTCCAGTAATTACCTTCTTGCCCAGCGCCTCCTTCCTAGCCGCCTCCTTCTCCTCCGCCGCCTTCTCCGCCGCCGCCCTCTCCGCCGCCGCCCTCTCCGCCGCCGCCACCCTCGCCGCCGCCCTCTCCGCCGCCGCCGCCGCCGACGCCGACGCCGCCGACGCGCTATTAATAATTCTATTTCGACGAGACGGATTACCCCGGAGTCCAAGTCCAGAAGAGGCTCTCGGAACAGCAGCATCTGCTGTGCGTTTTTTTTTAACCTGGTCTCTCGCGCCTTTGCCTCGCGTGATTGCCTGTATCTTAGTGGCTGCATTTAGTCGTTCAACATGGTTATCATATGCCAATTCCTCCCTTTCCTTCCTCACATCCTGGCCTCGACGTGCTGCCTGTAATTTCGTGGCGGCAGCATCTCGAACAGCTTGATCAGCAGCAGCAGCTTGAGCACGTGCGTCTGCTTCTGCTCGTGCTGCTTGTTCTCGTGCTGCTAGTGCTTCTTCTGCTGCTTGTGCTCGTGCTTCTGCTGCTTGTGCTCGTGCTTGTGCTCGTGCTTCTGCTGCTTGTGCTCGTGCTTCTGCTGCTTGTGCTTCTTGTGTTCCTTCTGCTCGTGCTGCTAGTTCTCTTAATCGTGCTGCTTCTGCTGCTGCTGCTGCTTCTGCTCGTGCTGCTTCTGCTGCTGCTAGTGCTTCTGCTTGTGCTGCTAGTGCTGCTGCTGCTGCTGCTGCTGCTGCTTCTGCTAGTTGTGCTGCTTGTGCATGTCGTACTGATTCTGCTCGTGCTTCTGCTGCTGCTGCTTCTGCTAGTTGTGCTGCTTGTGCATGTCGTACTGATACTGCTCGTGCTTCTTCTACTGCTTGTTCTGCTTCTAGTAGTCTTGCATCTGCTAATTGTCTTGCTACTTCTGTTGCTGCTTCTGCTACTGCTCGTGCTGCTGCTTCTCCTGCTGCTCGTGCTTCTGCTACTGCTCGTGCTGCTGCTTCTGCTGCTGTTCGTGCTTCTTCTGCTGCTGCTTCTGCTATTCGTGCTGCTTCTGCTATTCGTGCTGCTTCTGCATCTTCTGCTGCTACTCGTGCTGCTTCTGCTGCTGCTGCTGCTTCTGCTCGTGCTGCTTCTGCTGCTGCTAGTGCTTCTGCTTGTGCTGCTAGTGCTGCCGCTGCTGCTGCTGCTGCTGCTTCTGCTGCTTGTGCTCGTGCATCTGCTGCTGTTGCTTCTGCTCGTGCTGTTTCTGCATCTAGTAGTGCTTGTCTTCGTGTTTCTTCTGCTTGTCTTCGTGCTTCTTCTGCTCTTAGTGCTTCCTCTGTTGCTGTTTGTGCTGCTGTTTGTGCTGCTGCTATTGCTTGTTCACCTTCTGCGCGTTCTACTACTGCTGCTGCTTCTGCTGCTGCTCGTGCTGCTGCTACTGCTGCTGCTACTGCCTCTACTTGTGCTTGTGCTGCTGCTAGTGCTTGTGCTTCTGCTTCTGCTAGTGCTTGTGCTTGTGCTGCTGCTAGTGCTTGTGCTTGTGCTGCTGCTAGTGCTTGTGCTTCTGCTTGTCGTTCTGCTTGTGCTTGTGCTTGCCGAGCAGCATCTCGTTCGGCAGTTAGAGTAGTTAGAGTATTAGCAGCAGCAGCATCTCGTTCGACAGTTAGAGCAGCAGCTTGTTGGGCAGCTTGTCTAGCCTCATTAAGTTGGCTCCTTAGTCTTTCAATTTCTTTTTTATCATTACCATTATCTTCAGCGGCCTTTAATTCCCGTTCAGCTAGTCTTTCCGCCTCTTCAGCTACTCTAGCCGCCTCTTCAGCTACTCTAGCAGCCTCTTCAGCTACTCTAGCCGCCTCTTCAGCTTTTTCAAGAGCTTCACTATTTGTTACAGCAGCTAATAAGGCAACTAATGCAGGAGCAACTTTTTTACCACCACCACCATCATCATCATCATCATCGCTAGAACCATCAGATTTTCTAATATTTTTTTTATTTATTGCAGCAGCTAAAGTTGCAACTGTTGCAGCCGCAACATCGTCATCGCCTGGATCATCATTATTATTATCATTTATAGATAAGTCATTATTTAATGATGCAGCCAATACTGCAACAGTTGCAGCAGCAACATTATTATATTCTTCATCTTCTTTTCCATCTTCTGTATTAGCATCACTAACAAATGGCTTAACATTATCATCTATATCCACTTTTGGCTCTTTTGGCTCTTTTGGCTCTTTTGGCTCTTTATCCTCTTCTATAACCTCTTTTAAATCTCGCTTATCATCTAATTCTGGCTCATCTTTAACAAGTGGTCTTTTTCCAGACGCAACATTTGATCCAGGTTCATCTTCTTCATCTTCAACTTGTCCAAGATAGAAATTAAGTAATTTTTTAACATCTTCGTTACTAAGTGCTTTTCCATTTGGCCGCATTTGTTTTATTAATTCCATTATTTTTTTAGTAATTGCTTCTATTTTAGCTTCACTATTAACCTTATTTAATGCGTTTATAAGATAATAAATTTCTCTTTTTAATTTTTTTTCATGTGTGCTTAGCCTAACATTAGAAGTTAGATCGTCAAGAACTTTGAATAATTTTATTTTAAAATTATCGACGTCCCATGGTTTAATATTTTTATATAGGTCTGTAAGATTGTCATATTCATCGCAATTAGCCAATCTAGACCCAGAACAAATTCGAGCAAATACATTTTTTAACATAAATTGTGCAAATGAAACCGAATTACGTTCATTATCGGATAACACATGTTTGGTATGTTGTATTAAAGCTTCTTTTCTATTATCATCATCAGAGCTTGATAAATCTCTGTTTTTTTCTAATAATTTTTTATGTATATATAACACAAATCTAATATATATTTTTAAAGTAGATTTCAAAAGTAATAAATCATCTTTATTCATGTTATATTATTATATGTGTATTTACTATATAATATATTATTATTATAAAACTAAAAAATAAAATTATAAAACTAAAAAATAAAATAAAAATAATAAAAAAAATAAAATAATAAAAATAAAATAATAATATAATAATATGTCACCCAATCCAACCAGTGTTGAACAAGTAAATAATAAAGAGTGGTTGCGATTTTTAGAGTTTGTAAAGCGTAAATATGGTGAAGATAATGCAGACTTTATTAGAACAAATGACTATTTAAAGAGAGAAAATCCAAGTCAAAGCATTTCTCAATATTATAGAAGTAAAATACCATCTATAGGCAATCAAGATTTACCACTATCTGAATTATTGAAAAATCCTGTTTTTTTAACAAGTGTTCTAGGTTCCAACGACAGCGAAATAGCAGAATTTACAGATATATATAATGAAACAAATACTTTAATGAAACAATTAAATAGCACAGAAGACAATATATATATTAAATGCAATCCTGTAGACGACAATGGAAATGTAATAGACGAAACAAATAATTCAATAGGAACTAATATAAGCAGTTTAAATGCTATGTTTGGCGAACTAGGATCAGGATTTAGTCCTATGTTATTATATAGCACTATAGGAATGCAAACATTCATAAGTCTAGTAATATTTTTAGTAATTTATTATATTGGTAAATATATTTTCATAGATTATCCAAAAGACGTTATTTCAAGACGAATATAAAGTATATAATTAAAGTATATAATTAAAGTATATAAATTAAATATTAGAAGCGCTATGTGTATCACATTCAACAGGATTATAATTGTCAATACTTGTAATATTTTCAGGGCGTTGATCTATTAAAGTAACCATTTCTTCTTCTAAAGTTTTAGTATTTAAATGACTATTCAAATTCTCCATTTTTGAAGCTCTAGTTGTTTCAGATTGAGCCATAACTCCATGATCAACTTTTTGGGAGCGACTTAAGAATACTAAAGCTACTATGCCAAATAATAATGCAATAAGAGGGTTGCTATTAAGTAATAGTATTATGAAAATAATAGCAAGAGAAAGATACATATAAATATTGTTTATATGTGGAGCATAATTATAAGGCGTTGAAACGTTGCTTATTAAATATAACAATAACAATATTACAATAATAATTTCGTATGGTTTAATATTGGATAATTTCATAGTACTTGTCCTTAAAGTGTTTGTGCTCTTATTAATAAAATCCATTATAGTATAATAAAATATTATAAAAAAATATTATAAAAAAATATTAAAAAAAATATTATAAAAAAAATATTATAAAAAATATTATAAAAAATTGTTTATAATATTTATTAAAAATACTTAAAATAATAACAACAAATTATTAATAACTAATTAATAATAACAAGATTACTATAAAATAATATGCTAATTAAAAAGATTAGCCCTAAAAATCGCGAAAATTATAATGATTTAAGTCAAGTTATAGAAAATATAAAAAAAAACAATATGCACAGTTATTTAGGTGCTAAAGGATATAGTATATATAAATCATGTTTAACTCCTAAAATAATAGAATTTATAAAAAAGGAGTTAACGGTAAAACCAACATTACAAAATTCTTATGTTGAAGCAAAATCATTTCCCATTTATCAAGAGTCGGAAAAAAAGATTTACGTGCCTCGTTATTGGGGAATAGCTATGTTTGGACACCCTAAAATGCTTAAAATTCCTTATGGAGAAAATATAAATGTAAAATTTGAAGGACTATTGAGAGATTATCAAACAAATGTGCTAAATGAATATTTGAAAGCGATTGACTTTGGAATTAGTGATGACAAAAATAAAGGTAATGGATCGGCACTAATAGAGTTATGGACTGGAGCAGGAAAGACGGTTTTAGGGCTTAAAATAATTGAAGTGTTAAAGAAAAAGACCATTATTTTTGTTCATAAAACATTCCTAAAAAATCAATGGATAGAACGAATACAACAATATTTACCAAATGCGCGCATAGGTTCTATTCAAGGTCAAAACATCGACATTGAAAATAAAGACATTGTGCTAGCTATGATACAAAGTGTTAGTATGAAGACTTATAATGACACATTATTTGACAGTTTTGGATTAAGTATATATGATGAATGTCATCACATGTCAAGTGAAGTATTTTGCAATTGTTTAAAGAAATGTAATACATTATATGGCCTAGGCTTAAGCGCAACAATGAATAGAAAAGACGGATTAACAAATGTTTTTAAAATGTATTTAGGTGACATTTGCTATAAACATTCTAAAAAAGGCAACGAAGACGACGTATTAGTAAAAGCAATAGAATTTACAATTGACGATGACGAATATAATGAAGTAGAGCGCGACTTTAGGGGGCAAGTTAAATATAGCACAATGGTAAATAAAGTTTCCACTTTAAATATGCGTAGTGATTTTATTGTATATGTGTTAGAAAGCGAATTGTTTATTAATCCAAAACAACAATTTATAGTGTTGGCGCAAACTAAGAGTTTATTAAACTATTTATATAGAGCAATTGTTTATAAAAATTTTGCATCTGTGGGCTATTATATAGGAGGCATGAAAGAAAGTGAATTAAAAAAATCGGAAAGTAAAAATATTATATTGGCAACGTTTAGCATGGCGGCTGAAGCATTAGACATTAAATCATTGACAAGCTTACTTTTAGCAAGTCCAAAATCTGACATTGTGCAAGCTGTGGGCCGTATTTTGAGAGAAAAACATAGCAATCCATTAGTAATAGATATTATAGATGGACATGATGTGTTTCAAAATCAATTTAATAAACGTAGAGCATTTTATAACCAAAAAAACTATAGAATATTTCGCACATCCAATAAAAATTATGAGCATTATGTAAAATATATGAGGTCATTAACAACTACAACTACAAGTACAACTACAACATTATTAAATATTGAAAATGAATTATTTGATGTTGATAAAGATAGTAGTACTACTACAACAAGCGCTATGGACAACCTACAAAACTTATGGAATTATTTATTGACTAAGAAAAATAAGAATGCAAATGCAAATGCAAATAAAAATGCAAAAAATGAAATTAGCGAATATAAATGTCTTATTAAGCTATAAAGCATAAAGCATAAAGCATTTAATATTAAACTTTAAACATTTAATATTAAACTTTAAACATTTAATATTAAACTTTAAACATTAAAACATATAAAATATTAACATATAAAATATTATTATTAACTTATACTATAAATATAGTATAGTGTTATGGAAGTCAAAGAAAATAGTAATAGTAATAGTGAGCCTATAATTGGGGACAATCCTAATATAATTGGAAACATTAATCATGAAGAAATAGCATGGAAAATAATTGACAAATTTTTCGCTCAAGATCCAAATATGTTGGTTAAGCATCATTTGGAATCGTATAATGATTTTTTTAATAACAAGATACACAATATATTCAAGGAAAAAAATCCAATATTAATTATGAAAGAACAAGACGAGGATACTAAAGAATATAAGTATAAAGCAGAATTATATATAGGAGGTAGCAGCGGAAAGTTAATTTACTTTGGTAAGCCAGTTATATATGATGAACATAGAGAGCATTATATGTTTCCAAACGAAGCAAGATTAAGAAACATGAGCTACGCGCTAACAATACACGTTGATGTAGAAATAGTTTATTATATTATGAATGAAGACGGAACATATGGAGAAACCAGATCATTATTAGAAAAAATTTATTTAGGAAAATTTCCAATTATGTTGAATTCGGATTTATGTGTTTTAAATAAATTAGATAAGATTGCCAAGTTTAACATGGGCGAGTGCAGAAATGACAAAGGGGGATATTTTATTATTGACGGTAAAGAGAAAGTCCTCATAAGTCAAGAAAAATTTGCCGACAATATGTTATATATTAAGTCGGATTTTAATGACTTATATAGTCATTCAGCAGAAATCAGGTCAGTTTCAGAAGACGCATCAAAACCAATTAGAACGTTAAGTATAAGAATAACGCGACCCGACACAAAACATAGCAATAATCAAATAGTAGTTAATATTCCAAATGTCCGCAAGCCTGTGCCATTATTTATACTAATGAGAGCATTAGGAATAGCAAGCGATAAAGAAATAATTAAGATGTGCTTATTAGATTTAGAAAAATATGAAAATTATATTTCGCTATTTATTCCGTCTATACATGATGCAGGAAACATTTTTAATCAGGAAGTGGCCCTAAAATATTTAGCAACACTTACAAAGGGAAAAACGCTGCCCCATATTTTGGAAATATTAATGGATTATTTATTGCCGCATATTGGCGAAACTAATTTTACTGATAAGGCCTTTTTTATTGGTCATATGGTGAAAGAAGTATTGCAAGTTTATAAAAACGATAAGAAGCCCACCGATCGCGACTCCTTTAAATACAAAAGAGTTGAATTGGCAGGAACCCTTATTTATGATTTATTTAAAGAATATTATTCATTACAACAAAAACACATATTTCAGAAAATAGACAAAGAATATTACTATAAACAAGGCATTTATCAGAAAGATTTTATTAGCTTAATTGAAAATAATTATTTAGAATATTTTAAAGAGCGTATTCTGGAAAATGGATTTAGAAAAGCATTTAAAGGAAATTGGGGATCAGAAGCGCATACAAAACGTCCGGAAGTTGTCCAAGATTTAAATCGATTATCGTATAATTCTTTTTTATCACATTTACGAAAAGTTAATTTGCCTCTCGATTCGAGCGCAAAAGTAATCGGTCCGCGTCTATTGCATTCATCTCAATGGGGAATAATAGACCCGGTTGATACGCCCGATGGTGGAAATGTAGGCCTACATAAACACATGTCATTAGGTTGTTTAATAACTAGTGGATACTCAGGCAAAGCAATTATTGAGTTATTGAGAACCGTGTTTTTTATGGAATTATTGAGCGAATGTATTATTGAATACATAGCTCACGCAACAAAAGTATTTGTAAATGGCGCGTGGGTCGGTATTGTCACAAAGCCGCTAGAAGTCATAGATTTGTTGAAAAAATATAGGCGTATTGGATTAATACCAATTTATACAAGCATTAGTTGGGCAATTAAGGAAGATAGCATTTATATTTATAGCGACTCGGGTAGATTAACTAGACCAGTATTTTATTTAAATAGCAATAGCAATAGCAATAAACCATGTTATGAAAATGAGTTTATATATAATAAATTACTATCTAATGACTTTACTTATAATGAGCTATTAATTGGATTTAATAAATTCAAAACCTATGATTCGGAAAAAAAGGAAAACACGTTTACTGCGTCTGATGTTATTCGATCTAATAATGTGTTTTTTAACTTAGGTGATTTATATGATCGACCAAACGTAATAAGCATAGAAAACGCGTTAGACAAGTTAATGGAAAAAGCCGGTATTATTGATTATTTAGATACAGCCGAAAGCGAAACCACTTTAATAGCGACATATAGTGAGCAAATCACTAAATTTACAAGTCATTGCGAACTTCATCCGTCGCTATTATTGGGTATTATGGGAAATCAAATTGTATTTCCTGAAAATAATCAGCTACCACGAGATCTTTTTTCATGCGGGCAGAGCAAGCAAGGCGTAAGTTTATACAATACAAATTATCAAAATAGAATTGACAAAATGGGCGTTGTGCTAAATAATGGTCAAATACCATTAGTAAAAAGCCGTTATTTAAAATACATTTACAATGAAGAGCACACTTATGGAATAAACGCGATTGTAGCAATTGGAAGTTATGGAGGGTATAATGTTGAAGATTCGATATTATTTAATGAAGGGTCAATTAATCGCGGTATGTTTAATACAACATATTTTAATATGTATGAAGCACGCGAAGAAAGCACTAAAGTTGCCGGATCAAATATAGACTCTCGTTTTGTCAATATTGAAACTAAAAATGTTATAAATAAAAGACCGGGTTATGATTATTCACAGTTAGATGACAACGGATTAATACGAGAAAATACTCCTTTAGATGACAAAATAATTGTTATTGGCAAGGTTACAACAAATATAAGTAATCCTGATACATTTAGCGATGCATCAATAAGTCCTAAAAAAGGCCAATTGGGTTATGTAGATAAAGCGTTTATAACTGAAGGCGAAGAAGGATTTAGAATAGCAAAAATTAGAATTAGGGAAGAGCGATTACCTGCTCAAGGAGACAAATTTTGTAGCCGTTGTGGGCAAAAGGGGACTGTTGGGCTAATTATTCCCGAAGAAAACATGCCTTTTAATGCCGAAGGAATAAGACCCGATATAATAATTAATCCGCACGCCCTTCCTAGTCGCATGACTATAGGCCAACTTGTAGAAACATTAATGGGAAAAGCATGTGCGTATTATGGTGGGTTTGGCGACTGTACTGCGTTTGTTAATAAAGGATCAAAGCATGAAATATACGGCTCTTTATTGAGAAATATAGGTTATAGCTCAACGGGCAACGAATTAATGTATAGCGGCGAAACGGGTGAGCAATTAACAATGGAATTTTTTACTGGACCTTGCTATTATATGCGCCTTAAACACATGGTAAAAGACAAAATAAATTATCGCGCTCAAGGACCAAGAACAATGGTAACACGCCAAACAGTTCAAGGGCGCGCAAATGATGGTGGTTTGCGTATTGGTGAAATGGAGCGTGATGGTATTATTGCTCACGGGGCAACTGCGTTTTTAAAGGAGTCTATGTTGGATCGCGGAGATGATTATTATGTGGCAATATGTAATACTAGCGGGACAATTGCTATATATAACGAGACCAAGAATATATTTATTAGCCCCTTTTCAGATGGACCTCTCAAATTTTCTGAAAATTTCGAAAATACTATGAATTTGGAAGTCATTTCCAAATATGGCAAGTCGTTCAGTATTGTTCGTGTTCCTTATAGTTTTAAACTATTAATACAAGAGTTGCAGGTAATGAATATTCAAATGCGCATTATTACGGAAGACAATATAGATCAATTAACATCCATGAATTATGCTAAAACAATCCAAAATTTAACGTTGGCAAAATTATCATTAAAAGAAGAGCAAGACTATAATAAAAAATATGATGGCAAAAAGACGCAAGCTAAACCTAAAACCACAAGACAAATAATTGCGCAAGAAGCTGCACCTGGAATGATTGATTTGGACAAAAATGGACCTATTATAAGCGATAGCAAAGGGGAAGGAGAAGGTGAAGGCGAAGGCGAAGATGATAATGATGGATTAAGTCAAGTAACTATAGATTCCATAAAACGCGCCGAAGACGAATTTAGCAGATACCAAGATTTAGATGACTACGACGGCGAAGACGAAGAAAGAGAGCCTATTAAAATAGGCGATGTAGTAAATAATGATGAGTTAGGAATAGAGAATTTGAATAATGAGAAGCAAGATCAAACACAATCTAATGTAGCCCCAGCTATAGAAAAAGAACCCGTATTAGAAAATATAACAACCACATCACCTGCACAAGATGAAAAAGCAAATGTTGAAAAAAGTGGAAATATGAAAACTATAGTTATTAATAATCAATAATCAATAATAACATTTAACATGTAACATATAGTATTAAATATTTAATATTTATTTAACTTTTTATAAATTATAAGTTAAATAAATAAATAACTATGTGGCCTATAATAAGAGAGGTTGCGTTGAATAAGTTATAATTATTAAGCCCAATATGATAAACAATAATATTAACGGTAATAATACTAAAAACCACGAAATCTCTCTATATCCTGCCTTACATAGCGAATTCAATATAAAAGTCCAAAATAATATATATATAGCTTTAAACACAAACACCATAAATGTATTTGGTAATTCACATTCATAATACCCTAAGCAATATTTTGTTGTATTGCCAAAATTTTGAATTGCTATTACTGTAAAAATCAATACAGATATAAATAAATAAATAAAAGCTGGAGTACATAAAGTTTTAAAATCTTTTGCAAATTTATTTAAATATGCCATACTATAATTTATAGCAACAAAAAAATATATTAAATATATATTTATTATTTAAAATTTATTATTTAATATTTTATAATATAACATTTATTATAAAGTCAAATATTATTATACTGTCAAATTATTTCCTAAATAAGGTTGATCTGTTGGATCTTGGCTTGCAACTTCAGGATATCCATATACACTATTATATGTACTTGAACCAAAATCTTGAATTTTCTGCAAAACATCAGTTAGTGCGACACTGCCTCCAGACATGCTATTTTGTTTATTAGAACATCCGATTTGTTCTCTATTTACTATATATTTACTCTTTGATAACAATCTCTCTTTTTCAAATTTATTACGCAATTCTTTTATTGTCTTAATGTCTAAGTTTTTAAATCTAGCCTCTATTTTTCTATTTATTTTAAAATTAGACGCTCTCTTAGTTATATTATGACTACGTTTCTTTTTATCTTGTTTAATATATTTCTTACGTCTTTTTTTTGTGTATTTATTCATAATTTATAATATGCTATATAAACTATAAATAAAATAAAATAAAATAAAATAAAATATATAAAATATATAAAATAGAAAAAGAGAGAAAAAGAGAAAGAAAAACAGAGAAAAAAAGAGAAAAAGAGAACAAGAAAAGAAAAATAAGAAAAAGCAATTAAGTGATGCTAAGCCAATCTATTTATTCAATATCAACATGAGTAATCATATGCCGCCTGCAACAACTTTTTTTTAATTGTAAAAGATCTAAAACCTCACCTTCCGGGGTTTTATCCATAAACTCTTTTGTTAAATATAATACTTTATTAACTTCCATAGATTTATCAATTTTTCGCTTTTGAACTTCTCTCTGGTAGTAACGATATTTATCTGCTAAAACTTTTCCACATGTAAAACATTTTACGGGAATAATCATATGTTATATTATATGTTTTATATAAAGATTTTATATTTATATAAAATTTCAATTTTAATAATTATTTTTAATAATTTTTAATAATTTTAATAAATTTTAATTAATTTTAAATTATAATTAATATATACTATTTAAAGCTACAATAGCATCAGTATTACTATCACTATTAACATTAGCATTATTTGCATTATGTTTATAACCTTCAAAAAACAGCCGCGCGGGTTAATTTTATATTAGCATTAGTAGTTGGACTTAAATTTATATTAAAATAACTTAAAAACATCATAGCAAGTATTAGGGCTATTAACACATAAATTATAGTATATAAATATTTTCCAAAATTTAAATACATATATTATATTATATATTATATTAAAAAAATTGAATAGTTTTATATATTATATTAAATTAAATATTATATAAAAGTAAATTATGGAACATCAAGATTGGAAAGCTGTTACCTTAACTGCTAAGAAAAGTGTTAAATTTGAGAACACTGTTATTCCTATTCCTATTCCTAAGACAAAGCAATTGGTGATGCATGAGCCTCTTGGTAAGCTAATTGCTCAATCACGATTAACACTAAACAGCGATCAAAAACGATTTGCTGCATTATTAGGAGTTTCTACACAAATGCTGTCTCGCTGGGAATGCAATAAAGAGCTACCTAATAATGCGCAAATTGCATTAATTGAGAAAATTACTAAAGTTAAACTGCCTAGATGTAAAAAGGTGGTTGTAAGCGAAGAATAAATAATTTATGCCTTTTTATCTAGATTTTTTTTGTAAAAGTTTTTTCCTTCTTTACCCTTCTTTACCCTTCTTTACTCTTCTTTACTCTTCTTTATTGTCCATTGCAACTAATTTATTAACACTCCATAGTAGTGATGTAGGTCTTATAGATCTTTCTGCAAATGTACATGTTATAGCTTTTACATCAAAAGTATGAGGTTTATTGTCAAATTGCCACATCCACTCGCCGCGTAAACTATATAATACCATTGCTATTATGTTTGGATTTATAAAAATACCAAACACCAATCCACACATATTATATATATTAAGGTTTACTGGTCTACCAAAATGCGTTTCGTCTATTTTACTAACCATATAATAATGATAAGTAAAGTCGGCTTGCTTTATTTTGTTAAATCCAATGCTAGTAATTTTATCAGAAAGTGTTTCGCCTAATTCATCGTAAAAATACCAACCTCCATAAGCGCGCTCAAGAAGATACGCATTTAATGTGTCTTTACATACTTTCTTATTCATATGTAAAGTTGTATTAAATAATAATTTATAAGGCGATCCATCTTTATAATAACGTTTTACATAATTCATTACTTTTCTTAATACTTTTTCTGCTTTTTCTTCTCCGCTTTTGGAACATGGATAACTTTGAGTAAGATGTTCTAAAGACCCCCAAAAAGTCACAATATCATATTTTCCAACAAATTGCTCCTGAAAATCCCGATAGCTTCCCAAATATACGTCAAAATTTTGTTTTTGTAAAGCACTAGCTTGCTCGCTCGATATAGACATTGCCGAAGTTTTAATACCTAATTCATGACAATATTTAATAAAGTCACCATTTCCACAGCCCATATCTAAAATGGTAATATTTTTATATTCGCTTGGATTAATATTTAAATAATGGAAAAACTTTTCATATTTTTTTTGATTTGCAAGTTCTGGACCAAGTTCTTTTGCTTGGGTTTCATTCATTAGAGAATTATTGTCCGATAAGTCATTTAAATACATACCTTCTGTTAAATTAGTGTTATTTTTAAGATAATTAATATAATATGTAGTTGTAATGTCATAAAATAGCTTTGTTCTAGATGCACCGTCAAAAACGTCTATATTAAATTTTACATACACTATTTCATTTATTATTAGAAAATTAATTGGACCAATTAAAAATAGATTATTATTAAAATAATATGCTAAATAAATAAATAGTAACCACATGTTTAATGTAAGTAATGTGTTTTTATTTGTTAATACACATAATGATTTAAGAAACGTACATAATGAAACATGTAATATAACAATAACATACAATAAAATTATACAGTACATAACTATAATTTTATTATATAAATATTTTTTAAATATTAATCATAATATAATATAACATGACCTATAACATGACCTATAATAACATAATATAATACTATATTAGTGCTTTTATATATTTTCTATAATAATATTATATTATTATAGAAAAATAATATTGTGTATATATAATTAGTAAATATAATACATGTCTTTCTCTTTAGCAAAAAAAAATATAAAACATAAACGGAAAACAATGAAGAGGAAGCAAAAAGGAGGAGGAGGAGAAGGAGAAGCAAAAAGTGGTCGATTTACATTCACTAATCCCTTTAAGTCATTTGGATCTAAAAAGGAGCCAATTTTTAATGATCTTAACCAAGTAGATAAAGTAGATAAAGTAGAAAAAGCTAAATTAGAAAAAGCTAAATCAGATGGAACTAAACCTGATGGTGTCCAACTTATCGATCCACCTATAGAAAAAAGAGAAGGTAAGAAGAAGGAAAAATCATTATCTACATTCAACAGGCTAGATGATGGAGCTGAAAGTGTAGGAAAAAATGTCGCACGCAATACCGCAAACGCTAGAGCTAATAAAGATCAAACTACAGCATCTTCCGAAACTGCACTAGTAGCGACATTAGCAGCAGCAATTCATCAATTACCATGTGATACAACATACGAAAGTATTAGAAATCAGTTAGCAAAAAAGAATATTAAATCTATATCAAAAAAGGAAAAGAAAAGATTAACAAGTCTTGGTACTGTTACTTTTGATGCTAATTCATCAGTAGTAGAAAAAGGCGCGACAATGATAAAATTGATTAAAAATATATCATTTGCTATGGAGACCATAAAATCGGTACTACCACCCGGAACAACCGGCATTATTGGTATTGCTGAAAACGTGGGAGTTGCTGCGAGTAAATATAATCAGCATTTAGAACTTCTTTATTTATCTGCTCAATGTTTAATTTATATATCAAATATTTCACGTGATTTGGCAGAAATACACTCATTTTATAACAATGCACATGTTATAGATAAAAATATAACTATTGATCAATCATTATATGAAATTTTAGTAAAAAGTTTATTTACATTTACGTATTTTTTGATAGACAATATTGATTTTACAAGTAAAATTTCTGGCATTGACCAATATAAATTTTGGTATGCATTTTTATCAAGAATAGATTTTAGTAACACTGAAGCTACTAGAAAAGGTTGTATATACAAATATTCTTGTCAAGAATGTATACCAAAAGAGTTAAGAGCAAAATTGCGAGAATTGAGTATTAGTGGTAAACCATATAAAAGGATCATTGATTTTGATGATGTGTTTGATACAACAGTACCTAAAAAAAAATCCGGTTTTATGTCTTTTGCAAGCGGTACAGCAAACATAGCTGCAAAGCTAGGAACATCCATTACAAACGCATCCGCATCCATGATAAGCAAATCCACAGATAAATCTGTTATAGATAGTAATATTAAACTTCCAGATAAAGGATTATTTGGATTTTGTAGCGAAGATATTGTAACACAATGCAAAAATTATAATGATATTATAATGAGACTTATTGAATTTAATATATATAAATTATTTAAGACAACTTATAAAAATCAAAACTTCTTACCTATTAAATTTGAGGATAAAGGTAGTGGTATAAATTCTGATGATTTTTATAAGTATATTTTTGAAAATATTAAATTACGTATATATGAAAACACAGATAGTTATAAACACACTAAAAAGAACGATGAAACCGAAGGAAATAACGATGAAACCGAAGGAAAGAAGCATAAAACCTATAAAACCGAAGATTATGATAGACCAAAATACGATGACGATGACAAGGTAAAAGAATTATTAAAACCATGGTTAGTGAAAACTACATATTCTTCGGAAGAAGAATTGGAAGAACTTATGTGTTTTGAATTTTTATTTGAACTAAAAAGAATAATTAATGAGTTAGATGCCGCAAATATGCTAACAACATATAAAGCCAAATTTAAGCCTAAACCTAATAGTAATACTATTTTTTCAAAAAGATTAGATAGTTTATCAAAAGGAAGCAAAATGGCTATATCAATAGGTAGTGCTTATTTTGGAAATCCGGAAACAAAATACAAAACATTTTTGAGAGAATACGTTATTATGACAGGCAATTTTGCAACAATATTATCTCGTTATAGTTTAGATCATAATAAATTAACACCAAAAGATAAAGAGGTAGTTTTGAGTGAAGTTAATCAAGTTATTAATAAATTCAATAGACAATTAACAACAGCCACAAGCAGCATAGCAAACGCAGCTACAACAGCACTTGATGCAGGGAAAAATTTAGAGGAAATATTAGCAGCAAATAGAACTGGAGAACCAGAAGGAGCAGCAGGACCAGAAGGAGCAGCAGGACCAGAAGGAGCAGCAGGACCAGAAGGAGCAGCAGTATCAGGAGGCAAATTAATACATAACAGACTAAAAAAGCATACCAAAAAGTATAAGCATTATAACGACTATAACCATTATAAAAGTAAGAAAATAAGGAGATATAAGAGAAAATAAGAGAAAATAAGGAGATATAAGAGAAAATAAGAGAAAAAACAAAATTAATAATAATAATAAAAATATTATTATTAATACTTTATATTCATGTATATGTTTAATGCATATGTTTATTGTATATGTTTATTGTATATGTTTATTGTATATGTTTATTGTATATGTTCCACTTCCAATAATTTGTAACCATTACTTGTTTTAGTTATTCTATATTCTTGGTCTAAACTGTGAATTTTATTATGGCAAAAATTGCATATATTTATTAAATTGGCTTTGTGATTTTTATTAAACTCGCCATTAATTATTCCATGTTTTGCATTTTTCTGATATTGCAAATGATGGACTTCTGAACCTTCATAATTATTACACAATTCGCACATTCCTCGCAATTTATTTGCATTATAGCGGCTTTTTTTTGCTTCCAACACACTAGCATTGGATTTATTATATTTATTGCGAATAGCATATGCCCGCTCAATAAAATCTTCGGGTAAATCCAACGACTTACACACTTCTAGCCCATACATAGACTGTCCTGGTCCCTCGCGTAATTTTCGATTATAAATTAATGTTTTCTGCTCGCGATCAAACACTACACTCATATGATATACTTTCAGAGAATTAAGATTTTTCACTTCCTCATATTCTAAAATCTCATGAAAATGAGTTGCAAATAAAAAGGTGCTATTTAAGTCGTGTAATCTCTCTAAGCTTGAAACAAAAATACTTAGTGCGGACGTCGATTCGGTTCCACTACATAATTCGTCCCCTAATATAATGCTCTTTGTTGTAGCATTTTTCAATATTGTTCGTAATTCGCACATTTCAACTGCAAAAGTGGAGAGGCCTTTAAAAATATTATCGTTACCCAAAAGACGCGTAAATAAATATTCATATGGACAATATGTAAATTCCTCACATGGGACAAACATGCCTGATTGCGCCATAATAATTGCTATTCCAATAGATTTTATAAAGCTGGTTTTGCCTACCGCATTTGTTCCATACAACAATAGTCCATTGTTATTTGTTCCAATTTCCAAATCATTTGTAACATATAGCTCGTGATTGTTTAAATGTTCTATTAAACAATGCCTAATTTTTTTAAAATTAACATACGATTTTGTAGAGTTTGTATCAATAATGGGGCGACAATAGTTATATTTTAATGCATTATATGCTTTAACATGACATACATCAATCAACGCAATAAACTGAGAGATTTTGCCTAAATATGAAATTCTCTCCTTTTTCAAATTATTATTTTTATTATTACTATTTACATTATTATTTGTTTCGGCCACATTATATAACATGTTTTTAAAGTCGCCCAAAATAGTTTTATAATTGCTGTTAATTTCTTCAATTAATTGCTCTCTAGAATTTTGAACATTATGACAAATAGCATCAATATCTTGCGAATAAACAATAGTATTTGAGTTATTTGATCCATAATTTTTAAACATTATGCTAGAGAGATCGATTTCAATAATTTCGCCAAATTTATCATATTTTGAAATATAATTAATATATTCATATTTTGTTCCGGATTTTTCAATAAGCTTTTGAATAATTTCTTTTAAAATTGCACCG